GGTGACTCCATCGATCAGATCGTCCGTGACGTTCTTGCCGGTGGAACCAACGTGATCTACGGCGGCGGTGGAACCACCACCCCGACCGGACGTACCAGCGTCACCGCTGCTGACGTGATCGAAGCGAACGACGTTCGCAAGGTCACCGCCCAGTTGCGTAAGGCAAACGCCGCTTCGTTCAACGGCCTGTACATGGGCTTCATCCACCCGGACGTGTCCTACGACCTTCGTCGTGAGACCGGTGCCGCGTCGTGGCGTGACCCGCACGTGTATCAGGACACGATGGAGATTTACAACGGTGAGATCGGTGCCTTCGAAGGTGTCCGTTTCATTGAGACTCCCCGTGCGAAGGTGTTTGAGAACGCTTCGAACGGTTCCGGTTCGACCGGCACCATTGAGGTGTACTGCACTCACATCATGGGCCGTCAGGCTTTGGCTAAGGCTCACTCGATCACCGACGGTAACGGCTCTGTGCCGAAGATCGTTCGTGGCCCGGTGACCGACACGCTTGCTCGTTTGCAGCCTATCGGCTGGTACTGGCTTGGTGGCTACTCGCGGTTCCGTGAGGCGTCGCTGCGCCGCATCGAGTCGGCTTCGTCGCTCGCCTGAGCAACGCCGATCTGAAGGGTCGGGGTGGGATACAATGTGTCCTGCCCCGACCTTTCGCCAATGAAGGATTGAAATGAGCATTTCGAACTACGCGGAACTGAAGATTCTGGATCACACGACTGGTACTGCGTCGTGGACTGCTCCTTCTACGGTTTATTTGAAGTTGCATACTGGCGATCCCGGTGAGGCCGGTACGTCTAATGCTGCGACTGAAACAACTCGGAAGTCTGTGGCGTTTTCTGCGGCTTCGTCCGGGTCGATTAGTTCGTCTGCGACTGTTGAGTGGACGAACGTGAGTACGACGGAAACGTATTCGCATTGGTCGTTGTGGGATAACTCGACTGCGGGTAACTGTTTGTGGTCGGGTGCGTTGTCGTCGTCTGCTGCGGTGACTGCGGGAGATACTTTTCAGATCACGTCTTTGACGCTTTCCCTAGACTGATAGGGGGCGGGGGTGGCTGACCCCAGACTTGACCAACTGACGGACTTTACGTTCGCGTTTGCGGGCGGCCCACGGTTTTATGTTGGGTTTGCGACTGTTCCGGTTACCGCTACTGGTTCTGGTACTGGTACTCAGACTGCGACTGGTAAGCGTATTGTTCTGCGTACTGCTACCGGTTCTGGTACGGGTACACAGACGGCTGTTGGCAAGCATATTGCGCCTCGGACAGCTACCGGCTCTGGTGCCGGTACGCAGACTGCGACAGGGATCAAGGTTGTTGCGCGCACAGCGACAGGCTCAGGTGCCGGCACGGGGTCGGCGGCGGGCGGCATCTTGTCGGTGCGCACCGCCTCAGGTTCGGGGCAGGGTTCACAAACAGCGGTTGGGGCAAGAGTTGTTCCTCGTACCGCTACCGGTTCCGGGGCAGGCACTCAATCTGCTGTCGGGTTCCATATCGCACCTCGTACGGCGACGGGTTCGGGGACAGGTTCGGCTACGGCGTCCGGTTTGCACATCGCACCTCGTACCGCGTCCGGTTCCGGCACCGGCACTCAGACGGCCTCAGGCGCAAAATCTAACGCTCGACAGGCTTCGGGTAGCGGGCAGGGTTCAGCGACCGCCACAGGGCTTTCTAAGCGGTTTAGAGAGGCTTCTGGAAGCGGTGCCGGCACACAGTCTGCGGCAGGGTTGCGGATCGTTCCGGTTGCCGCCACCGGCTCTGGCACGGGAACCAGCACAGCGGTCGGATCACGCCGATTCTCAGTTGCTGCCACCGGCTCCGGCACAGGCAGTTCTTCCGGCGGGGCATGGTCAAAGAGTTTGATCTTCCGTCCACCAGCAGACGACCAGTTCGCATGGGCAGAACACAACGACCCGTCAAAAGACGCATGGTTCCTCTCCAAATTGGCACGAGGCAACCGGGCGCGTAACGTGTTCCGTCTTACCGACGGCACCTACACCAACACCGACCCTCTTGATCCGACGCTGGTCGACAAGGTTTATTATGGCGGTCATCAGCATTTCGTTTCAACAGAAGAAAAAGCCGATCTGGTAGCGGCAGGATATACGGTGACCTGATGCCCACATTTGTTCCCCCGACAGACAACTTTCATGCGTTGTCCGACTTTGATGTGAACTTGCCGAATAGTCCGTCGGTGCGTCGCGCCTACAACCTGCTACGCCACTACCAGTCGCTGCCACGTGGCCGTAACGTATTCAAACTGTCCGACGGTTCCTATACGGAGAACGATCCGTCAGATTGGGATACGGTCACAATCGCCTATTATGGTGGTCATTCGTACGACATCACCGACGACGAAGCATCAGCTCTGACCGCCGCCGGCTACGGGAGTTACATTTCGTGAAACATCGAGAAACCCATCCGAACCTAGATGTTGAAGGCTGTTTCGGTTGCAAGATCAGCCATATCGCTGTGTCGTCCGATGCGATGCCCACCCGCCGCAGTCATGCTCATCAGATCAATGAGACTGAACGCCGTTGGGATAAAGACATGGATGCGTACAAGCGGTTACGTAAGGACGGCTTACAACCGAAGAAGATTGACGGGTCGGCGTATGTGGAGTCTCACGCTAAAACCGAATTCCAAGTTGAGTCCGGCCACGTGTGAACTCGTATCATCTAGACGGGGTTGACATCCCGCACGTCGGCTACGGGCGTATGGTCGGCTGTATCCGTGACGCATTAGCGAAACACGTGTCGTTTGATTTGCGGGCTGAAGCTGCGATCTATGCGATCCCGCCGGACATGGTGAAAGGCTGGTGGGAAGGACAACGCACCGCCTGTTTGACCATGTGGGAAACCACGTACATCCCCGACCGGTATACGCGATCTATCAGGATGTTTGATTTGTTGATGGTTCCGTGCGACTGGAACGCCGAACTGTTTTCCCGGTTTCACGACAACATCACCGTCGTCCCCTTAGGCATCGATCACAACATTTGGCATCCTGTCGAGGTGGGCGACAACGACAAGTTTCGGTTCATTACCGGCGGGTCAGGTTGGAAACGCAAAGGGATCGTCCAAATCATTGAGGCGTTCCGTGCCGCGAACCTGCCAGATAGCGAGCTTCTTATCAAATGCACCCCCGACCTGCTTGACGACCCCAAATCGTATGACTTCGGCCCAGATATTCACGTGGTCAGAAAGACAATGGGCGTGGAGGAGGAACGGGATTTTTATGCGACCGCCGACTGTTTCGTATCTGCCACCCGCGGCGAAGGGTTCGGACTGATCCCGTTACAGAACATCGCATTAGGGAGCAGGGTGATCGCCCCCGCCCACACCGGACATCTGATGTTCAACCAGCTGTTTGACTATCAGTTGGGTTGGGAGTATGAGGTGGCAGGGATGCAATATTTCACGGAAGTTGGCGACTGGTTCGTACCGAAACAGGACGAACTGATCGACGCGATGCGTGACGCCTACCAGCATGGCCGCCCCCCATTGTGGGAACGGCAAGTCAGGTTTGAAAACACGCTTCATTTGTCGTGGGATAACACAGCTCGCCGCATCATAAACGTTTTCCCTCCCGGCCCTGTCGTTGAGGGTGGGGCGTGGACGGATGCCGGCGGGAAGAAGGTTCGGGTACGGGTATTGCGGTCAGCGCGGGTTGATGTTGGGGCGTATCACCTTCGGCTGGTTGCCGGTCAGGAAACACAGGTGCCGATATCGACGTTGGCGCACCTGTTTGAGTGCGGGCTTGTCACCGAAATCTAAGCCCCTATTAGGGTATACTCGGTTGCATGGCTGTCTATCGCGGGAAAAACGTGTCGTTGAACTCGCCTCGTCCTATCCGGCGGGGGGAACCCGGCTATGGGCGCAAGAAGTCTGTCGTGTTTGTGTCGGCTGGCGATCAGGTCAAGAAGGTTATGTTTGGTGATCCGAATATGACGATCAAGAAAGATCAGCCGGGTCGACGATCAAACTTTCGGGCGCGTCACAACTGCGACAATCCCGGCCCCAAGACCTCTGCTCGATATTGGAGTTGTAAAGCATGGTAAAAAAGAACAAGGTTCAGAAGGTCATGCATGAGTTCAAGTCCGGCACCCTTCATTCCGGTAAGGGTGGCCCGGTTGTCAAATCCCGCAAGCAGGCTGTTGCTATCGCATTGTCTGAGCAAGCTCGCGCCAAGAGAAAGAAGAAGTGATGCAGTACGGTGGAAAATATATGAAGAAAGGCAAGTATGCCGAAGGCCCGGCTCACGAAAAGGGTGAGGACGAGTCGGTGAAGATGGCTGAGTATGGCGCACCTGACCGTACTGGTTTTCTTTCGCGCATCATGGATACCGATACGAAAGGTTCTGGTGAGCCGGAATGAAGAAGAATCCTGTTCCGAAGCCCGCTAAGAAGAAGTGACCACCGCTAGCAATTTGATTGATCGGGTCATCCAACCCTTGTTGGCTGGCACCGTAGAGGAACGCAACAAGATTGCGGCGTCACTCAACGCCTCCGATACGACCGTCACGTTGACATATGATCTGGGTAGCCTCAGAACACAAACCGTGTTCGAGATCGAGTCGG